CAACGATGTCTGTACCGTTTGAAGTCAGGATGACTTTCTTGCCGTTGGGTACAAGAACTCCGGTCTGACCAGAGACTTTAACGGTGACGGCAAAGCCACCCGTAGTGTTGTTGAAGATGAAGTACAGCTTCTTGTTGGCAGGGACGATCAGGCTGGTCGTAGAAAACGTCAACGCACCTGTCATCTCAATATACATATTACGGGCTACACCCGTAGTGCCGTTGGGGATCGTGATCGTGGTATTGGCACCCGATCCGTCAGTAATGGCTTGGGTTACATACCCGGAAATCGCCTGCTCAATCAGCGTTCCAAGGTTTGTATTGGTCGTCGTACCCCAAGTACCGGACTGATCGCCATTAGCCATCAAATCAAGTGCGAGGTTCGTGCTGTACGTGGATGCCATGTTTAATCCTTATGTTGCAATTTTTGCTTAGACAACACAGTCATTACCTGTACCTAGCCGTTTTTTTAGCCACATTCTTAGGTTGAGCCACAAACTGTTTACCTGCGGCCTTTCCTTCACGCTTTGCTTTGGTGGTTGCAGCGTACTCGGCGCTGGTCAGGGCTTTAATCGCCCCTTCTGGCAGATATCTTTCGCCCGTTTGGGACGACGGTTTACCAGACTTTGTGCGCCATTTCTGGTCGCCCCAGTTTTTAAGCGATTGTTGTGGCGCTTTCAATCTCTGTACCCTCCACCCGCAGCCTTGTATTTTTTAGCTACAAGCTGTGCTTTTCTGGCGCTCCATTTTCCAGCACCAGTCCCTTGAACCGCAGCAGACTTTACCTGCGACACAATCCGTTTGCGCATACCGGGCTTGGTGTAGTTTCCAGCGGCGTTGACTGTAGACTTGGTAGCCATGTCAGCACTTCCACGCTCTTAAACTTTTGTTGATCCGGCTATTGGGATCGTTAGCTGTCTTGGCAGAGGTCAGCTTCTTCTTCATCCCCGTCATCCTCGCGCAAAAAGAATCGCGCCGGGAGCCGCCTTCGGGTTGGGGTGCTTTCAATCCGGGTTTTCCGGGGTTGGCTGCGTTGTAGGAAGCCCTACCCTTGGCGTTCAACCCACCCTTGGGATTCTTACCTTCCTTACGAGTCCATGCTGCACTCATACTTCCTCCTAAACCGTTATTTAAGTTACGCTAATCCAACCGGGTGTTTGTGTATTATCCACCACAAGCCACGCGGGTGTCTGTGTTTCGTTAACCCCTTGCCAATTTGGATTTTGCCCCGGTACTGCCGGTGTCCACGGTATGACAAACACCCCCGTATAGGATGTACCTAGAACACCAGATAATGCAACAGACGCTGACGTTGCCAACGTGCCTACAGAACCTGTAGCACTTACGCCCGTTACGGCAATTGCTACAACATGCCCACCAGCCACTGACCCCGTAGCACCTGTAGCACTTACGCCCGTCAGCGCCAGCGAAGGCGCAGCCGTCACCGTCCCCGTATCACCCGTAGCACTTACGCCCGTCAGCGCCAGCGAAGGCGCAGCCGTCACCGTCCCCGTATCACCCGTAGCACTTACGCCCGTCAGCGCCAGCGAGGACGCAGCCGTCACCGTCCCCGTATCACCCGTAGCACTTGCACCATCAATTGCCGCTTCTACTAAACTTTCACCATACCCACCGCGACCCCATACACCAGTTCCATAACCGACATACGTGGTGATCGTTGCCATTTTAAGCGATGCGTATCAAACCCGTGGATGCATCATTCGTCGGCATCGTCAAAGAAAACGTGCCAGCCGTAATTGATTGAGCGCCAAACGTAAACACCGCTACAGCAAGTTTTGTAGATGACGTAAAGTTGTACATCAGTGCAGCATCAAACGACCCCGATGACGTTAACGCCGTCCACGATACCGATGCCGACGGAGTAAAAAACGAAGTAGTGCCGGTGGTGCTTGGCGCGGTAGCAGTTGTGAGCGCAGCCCCACCCGCAGTGTAGTTGCCCGTAGCCGCAAGTTCACCTGTGGCGCTGTACACCGTGTCGGATGCATTCCGCGTAGCCGAGGCCAGATACAGCGCCATGTAATAGGTGTCTTTGGTCGTGCCACCACGAATAACCGAAGAACCAAAGGCGTGAAGACCGTTCATAATGTCGGCCTTGAACTGTGTACACATTGCTTGAGTATTAGCCATAAATTAACCCCCCAAAGTTCCCTGCGTTGCAAACACAAGTGGCATACGCTTCAAAGCCACATTTGCAGACCTATGAACCAGTTCACCGTCCAACCAATACTCAACCCATGATGCGGTTTCGTTATCGTTGTCGTGGCCCCCAGTCCTTTTCGCAAGCAGCGAATCGTCCATATCGCCTTTGGTCGTAGTAACAATCATACCAACCTCTTTTTAGATGCGTCATCGCCGACGGATTTTAGTAGTGACAAACCTTCCTTAAACTGTGCGTCATACGACTTCACCAATTCGTCTTCGCCTTTTAAGTACAAGTATGCCTGCACCATCGACCCCCAGAACAAAACGTTATCAAAATTATTACCAAGCCAGCTAGTGCCGGTGTCAACAATCGACGAAGGTTTGTAGTAGTAATGCAGTTCAACTACGTATGACACGGCTGGCGTCTTGGACAATAAAAACGTTGTGTCATCGATGAGTCCGTAATACAACGGCACGCCCATTGCTGCGGGTTCTGGGTACGCCGCACGCAACCAATCTACATCACGAAATTGCATGTTGTAATACGTACCCGCATCTACAATCGAAGCGGCGAACGCCGCCAAAAAGTCGGCTGGCACTTCCAAATACCTATTACCAGCAGTCGCCGTGCCTGTAGAACGCTTGCGTGTAGCCGGAAGCTGCACCGCTTGATAAATACGTTGCTCCGCCGCTTTAACAAAATCGGGGATATGCGCAACAAACGAAGTCTCGGCGTTTTCTACTCCGTCCTGAATCATCTGTGAAAGTGCTGCGTAGTTCATGTTTCGCCCCCAAATACAGGCTCACCGGGGAACAACAACTCAGCTATCGGCGTAGTGTCTTCCAACACGCGAGAAGCAGCCGCATCTAAATCGGGAGCAGGGTGATACAGCGCAGTATTGTCCGACATATTTATGGGATATTCCGCTTCGTTTTTTATGTCGTAGCAAATGCGACAGACAAGCAAATTAGGCGTTTGACCGTCACTACGCAACTGCGACAGTTTGAACCTAAAGCCGCACTGTTGACATTCAGCAATCGCATATAAGCCTTTTGCATATCCAGCCACTACCGCCGCATCCCAAATTTAGGGCGAATCATAGTGGGCGAACGTTGACGATCTTCCTGCAGCGCCATTCGCAAGTGTTGTTCGTAATCCCCCTTCAACAACTGATATTTGTCAGGTGCAAACTTTAACGCCAATCGCGCCGCCAACCCCGCACACATTGTTTCCTGCCACCGATACGGCACGTCAAGTGTGTTTGTCGCATCCCCCGCATCTTGCAAACGACGCAGTCGGTAGTAGATGATCTGATCCGTGCTCAGTATTGGATTCGACCACAGTGTGATCGTAGGTGTCGTTTCCTGACGGTCGAAATAATACCGACTAGGCAACCCTTCCTGCGTCTTGCTGGGGATTGCCAAATACTCGTCGCGTTGCATAGGAAACACGTTCACATCAAGACCGTCACGACGCAGCACCATGTCGAGGATGGCTATTGTTCCAACGGGGGTGTTGTACGTCGGCACCGCTTCGGTCAGTAGCTGTGTCTGCTGGTCAACCGCCCACAACAAAATACCGATGTTCGCCATCGCGGACAACATAAATTCCATTGACCGCCGAGCAGCACGCAAATGACGCCCATCAAGCGTTTCTAACGGAACGCCACAACGTTCAAACGCCTCGTCGTATATTTCAACAAGTTCGGGCGACCAGCTATACGTGCCAGAAGTTGCCATTTATATAGCCTACGCGTCTTTAACCATCGACAACACGATTGTGTACGATTGAACGCCACTAGCCCATCCAACTGTAGTCAGGAAAATATCGCCAGTAACACCAGTGCCAGCGTTATTATACAACCCCCCAAAATCCCGATATTTTGCGTGTTGTGAACCGACAAGTGTAGTTATCAACACAGGCGTCGTAGCATCCCAATCCAACTTTACCGTCAGTTGCGAACTGATTTGCCACTGAATTTTATCTATGCGAATAAGTGAGCATGAAGGCACCAACGCACTTACATCCACTTTGATCGTGCGCGCTTCATCCGACGTATCCAGCAACCCCGTTAGCTTAACAATTGCGTTACGCGCCCCTTGTTGAAGAATCTGTACCGCAAAAGCATTAGCCATAAAAAACTCCTATGCGTTGCAGGAGGCGGGTTATCCCGCCCCCCACACTTGCAATATTACGAGAACGGCGTGGCAACAGTACCAGACCCAATCAAAACACCGTTTACAGACCAGAGGTTAGCCGCCAGCGCAACCAGCGTAATAACGCTACCCCGTGCAGCACCACCTGTAGTGGTTGCATTCAGCGTGATGACTGTGCCAGTAACAGACGCAAAAGCCATTGTAGTAGTACCGCTAACAAACAAAGTACCAACAAGTTTGTTTGAAGCGCCGCAGGTTACTGTTTGAGCAGAAGCGCCAGCCGAGATGACGTTGAAGAACAGGTTAAATTCAACGCCAAGGTTGTTTGTTGCGTCCGCGCTTACACCAGCACTAGCCGTTGAAGTTGCGTCAATGGTCGGCAGGGTAATTGCACAGGTAGCGGGAACAAGGCAGATTTTGCCACCATGTGTAGAAACAGAAAGCGTTGCTGTTGCGCCAAGCGTAACAATATTGTTACCGCCTTGCGAAATAAAACCTGCGAGGGAACGAACCGGCCCCGAAAAGGTAGCTTGACCCATGATGATATTCCTTATGTAGTAGCAAGAAGCCTATGTAATCTCTACTACGTCTGCCGAAGCAGTTTACATAGGTAAAACGGGGGGCCGAAGCCCCCCTGTTATTTACGCGGCACCGGGAGTGCCGTAGGCACCGCGCCAGTCCGACCAGCCCACCACATAACGCTCACGCGCCTTGTAGCGAAGGTTTCCCGACTCAAAGTCGCCTTCCATGCCAGTCTTCATAGCCACACGCTCAATGTACTTCAGACCATCGGCGCAGTCAGTGCACAGAAAAAACTGATCCGGGTCAGTGAAGTAGTGGTTCATCTTCACGCCCTGTGCGCTCAGAATACCCATTTGCTTCACAGCGTTGATGTCACGATCCGACGTTCCGGGACGCTCATCACCACCCAGCAGACGACGGGCGACGAATTGCAGTTGGATCGGAATGTTCAGGCTCTTAACCTTCAGCGCCATCGGGATGCCCCGGTCATCAACTGCTTGACCAATCAGGATGAGCATGTCTTCCAGCGAGGTTTCTGCCAGATCAGCAGCAGTAGACAGCAGGTTCGATCCGTTCACGCCACTCTTGGTCGGATGCGAGGCCGAAAACAACGGTTTGCCGTCACCACCAGCGTAGTTCGTGTCGTATCCGTTGTTGATGACGTTAGCGGCTTTGACGTTCTTTGTGTACTGCATTGAACGGGCCAGCGCCTTACTCATCTTCGAACCAAGGTCGCCGTACAGGTTATCTTCCATTGCTTCTTCAGTCAGCGCGAACGCCAGAGCAACAGTTTCAAAAATGTACCGCGACACGTAGCTTTCCGACGCTTGGTCATACTGAACCGCAGCGCCTTCAGCTTTTACTTCCGCACCACCAAACCCAGTCATCAGGACATCTTCGACATAGGCGCGGTTGGACTCCTTATTGACGGTCAGGAATTCCCGCCACTCTTCAGGATACTGCTTGTACTCCAGACCAAAAACTGCGTTAAGGCCGGGGACGAGTTGCTTACGAATTAGTGCGCGATTGATAGCCATGATTTATCCCCTTATACGCCGGTCGTGGTCAGGAACAGATGCTCATTAAACTTGACTTCGAGCTTCGTGTTCGTGAAACCAACAGGGTTGTTAGCGAGTGCGCGGATTCCAAGGATACGGAACTGCGCCGTGCCGGAGCCGGTGCCAGACGTAACGTTCAGGGACGAACCAGACTGACCAGTGAAGTTGCTGCCGGTGCCCACGACGTGATCGGCGTTCATTCCGACCATATCCTGCACCACAACAGTCGTTGCGTCAGAAGTCACGTCATACGTGATGTTCGGGTCGTCGTACACGTAAGCCGTAATTTGCGTCCCGGTAATGACAGCGGTACTTGCAGGCCAGTTGGGGGCAAACTTGATCGTGTTATCGCTAGACGCGACATACGCGCAACCAGCAAAGATGCCGATAGCAGTAGCGCCAGAACCTGCGACACCAATTTCAATGGTTCCGTCAGAGTTCAACAGCACCATGTCGCCGGTGTAAAAGTTGTCGTTGAAGCCAGTGGTACCAGAGGTAAGAATTTGGTACGCATTGGCGCGAATAACGCCCCCCGCAATGTGGCGAAGCGGCGTAAACCCGGAAAATCCAAACGAGTTTGCTGCCATGAGAAACCTCCATAAAACGAAATTGAAAAGAAACCCGCTTCCTCTCTACTCTCGCTCGACTGAAAGTTCTACACGTCAGCGCCACCGGATTTGCCCTTTAAAATAAAAAGAGCACACCGTGATGTGCCCTTTCTACTCCACCTTTTAGGGGATGTCAACTATCCCCGTCAGCCATCGGTTTTACCTCCCGCACCAGCTTGCTGGAACGTTCCTGCGTGATCTGCATGGACGGGTGGCTTTGCGCCTGCAGTTCTGTCTCAATAGCACTGGTCACACGGCGTGTCTCACCCGCGTAAAACTTACGGCGTTTTTCCACCATTTTGGTAGGCATCTCGCACAGCACCATACCCTCGACACCAATGGTTCCCGCCCATTTCCCATGCGCAATAGTGGGTGCTTGGTATGACGATGGCACCGTAGATGCCGCACGCGGCTTCCACCCCTCACGGAACTTGCGGGACGTATTTGTCGGGTCTGGGTCGTTGCGGATAGCAACCCTGATCCACCGCTGTGCAAAACCGGGGCGTGCGGGGGGCGCTTCAAGGCTGGTAGGGCGAACCCACGGTTTATCAGCCTCGGACTTGTTTGCATCCGCCAACTCATACGTTTCGTACTCGCGGGACTCATGCACTGGTTCACGCGCACGCTCACGAGACAGCGAGACGCTGCCGGGGATAGGAACGTTGTCGTCAATTTGATGCGTATTTTTTGTCATGTTAGGCTCCAGAGTTATCTTTCATCTGACGTGCAAATTCTTTTAAATGCATTTTATTCGTTGGGTCTAGCCCAAACTGACGCATTGTGGCAAGGTCAGATTGGCGCAGTACAACCTTACTGCTATTGCTCCTACCCGCACTTGGGGCTGAAGCCCCCGCAGTTGGTGCATCCACCGTGTTTTTCTTCCGACGAAGCGTGGGAAAAGCTGCATCAATGCGTTGATCCAATTCCTGATAATAATCAGACGATTTTTGGTCGTACCCTTCCGACGCCAATTCCGCATCCACTACCAATGCGTACCGACGCTGCGTTTTAAATTTATCGTGGTTAAACCAACTGGCATTCTTTGTCATCCACTGCGCTGCAATTGGATTCGTTGGAGGCGTAGGACGCCGTGCGGGAGTCGGCGTAGAAGTCGTTTCCACAGCTTGAGCCGATGCCGCCTTTCTTTCCGGCGCAGCAGGAATGCGACTATGCATATCCTTGACTTGGTTCTGCTTGAAACGCAAGTCATCAATTTCCCCTTGAATTTTCTGTTCGACTTCAAAGTCAGCGCCGTCACGCGCCGCTTTTAGGTCGCGTTGTTTTACATCCATCTCCTTGCTAAACGCATGGATCAGGACTTCCGCGTAGTTGCGCTGCAACTCAAGGTTGCTGACACGCAGGTTCTCGGCTTCTGTTTCACGCTGTGTTGCACGCGCTTCAAATTCCGCACGTTGTCCCACCGCCGCATTAGCCGCAGCTTCAGCAGTGCGACGAATACGAATCTCGCGTTGGATGCGTTTCTGGATTGCAGGCGTGAACCCTTTGTATTCCGTATCAGCGGGGTCTTCACCAGTTTCGGCAACAGATGTTTCGTTTTCAGCAGGTGCTTCAGCTTGGTCGGCAGCAACCGGTTCAGCCGGTGCGTCTTCTTCAATACTTACTTCAATGTCGTCGTCAGGCTGAACTGATGCAACTGCATTAAGGTCAAGCGGTTGCAGCCCATCAGCCGCATCTGCTTCGTCTTCGTCAACAATTGGCTTTCCGTCAGGCAGTGCCATGATGTGTCCTTATACGTAGATTTTGAGTGAATCGGGGTCGGGCGCAATGCCAAGCACTTCGTCATCGTTAATCATCAGAAGTTTTACGCCTTTGTAGGACAGCATCTGTCCCGCGTAACGCCCATAGATCACCCAGTCACCGACCTTGGGCATATCATCTTCACCCTGCAAACGCGCATGTGTGTACGCCAGCTTACCCATCGCAACAATGCGTCCGATGTAATTCAAGATGTCCTGCGAATCCCGCGTATCGTCAGGTAGCGCAATCCCGCCTTTTGATACCGACTGCGCCACGTTGGGTTGTACCAACACACGCCAAAAAATAGGACGCGGCCTGTTCGGGTCGTTCACCATATCAACCGGTTCCATTATTCGTCATCTCCCGAGTTAAGTAGTTTTGCAAAAACTTCGTCCATCAATACCCGAGCATCATTCAGACCTTGCACACGGCCCGTGCTGCTCTTGTACTCGGCGTAGTCTTTTGCTTGCCCACTGCCGATCTTGCGCATGTTGTCGGCTATTTTCTTGTCTAGGCACAAACGTAGCGCATCCCGTAAATCCATCATGCTGTTCATTAGTTCTCCTTTATGTAAATCTGGCCGGGTTACTTTCAAAATTAGTCACGATAGGCACCGGCCCAGCGCCCTGACCGCCCATCTGCATACGCGAAATTGCCTGTATGACCTTATCAAACGGTGCCCCAAGCGCCTTGGACAACACCGCCAGTTCACGCGGCGACATTTGCACCCCGGATTTCGTGATGAACTCCTGTGCCTGTTTCACCATATTGGGAGAAATCCCCGACAACGCATCTTCACGATCCACATTTGCAGCCAGTTCCGCGTTCTTGCGTTGCTGGTCGGATTGGAACTCGGCATCCTTGTGTTGCAACTTCTGTTGGAACTCCGCATTCTGCGCCTGCAACTTCTGTTGTGTCGTTGCTGCATCTGCCTGCGGATTTGCGCCGCCTTGAGGTTGCTGGCCCTGCTGCGCGGCTTGCTGTTGCTGGATTTGCTGCATCATCTGTTGCATTGCCTGTGCAGACGCCTTGGCAATCTGCGTTTCAATTTCCGGCGGCAGGTTAGGCATCATCGGGAGGGTTTTCTCCGCATCCCATTTCACGGGAGGCAACTGCACGCCCATCGCCACAAACTTCATGTACTGCACCATTGCCATGTGTTCAGCGATATGCGCCGTCATGAGCGGGTGATATTGCGGCGGTAGTCCTTGTATCTGTCCTTGGTGTACCGTCATGTGCGATGCGTGATCCTGATCCAAGAACGCTCTAATGGGCCTACCCATCAACATCACGGAGCCTTCGTTCAGTGGGTCAACACGTTGCGCATCGGCTGGTTTGGGAAATATCTTCTCCGGGTTTGGATAACGCAGCGCCGTCAGCAACTGCACCGCCGCTTCACGCCGGTCGCCCATATCAGGCAACTGCGTCGTCATCTGGAACGCCGACTGCGCCAGTGCGATACGTTGTGCGCTGGAAAAGATGTTCGGGTCGGATACAGGAATGATGTCAACGCGCCCGTCAAAGTCCGCACGCAGCACGTTTTGTTCTTGCGTCTGCATACGATACGGATAGGCGTCGGGCAGGTGTTCGCCGTTCAACTCGGCAATGTGCAAGAACTCGTCACCAAACGCCTTGTGCAAGCGTTTGTGAATGCCGGAGAACACCTTGCTCCCCTGTTCGATCTGCGCAACCATCGTCCCCACCGGGCCAGTCGTTGCAGCATCGCCCGTCATCGTTTCCGTAGTGGATGCAAATTTCTGCCCTGCTTCAACCAGTACTCCCAACAACTTCTCAAGCGTTGGGCTGGGTTCTTTCCACGGGGGCGTGTAGAACGCACGTTGCAACTCATCCGCCGTCATCTCGGTGTCTTGCCACTGACCGGGCTGCAGAATTACATCGCCCTTGATCTTCGCGTCAATGGACTTGAACCCGCCTTGCAACGTGGCAAATGCACCGGAATCAATCAAAATACGCAGGATTTCGCTTGCCGCATCTCCCAAATTGCCGATGCAGTGCAGCAACCCGAATCCATAAAACCCAAAGCCGGGGAGAAATTTCTTGTGCGTAAACCGAATGCGTTTACGTTGCAGCCGATCCGTTTCTTTCCAGTTCCTGTAAATGCTCAGAACCTTGCCGGTTTCACTGTCGATGGTAATCATGAACGGCAACGGTGCGGCTTCCACCAACCCTTCCACATCGTAGTCAATGTGCACTTCGTACAGCGTGTATTCCTTATCCGCGTCCAGCGTATCGACTTTAATCTGACCGTCAAGTTCCTGCAGTTTGGATGTCAGCGGCGCTTCACTCAAATCCGTACTGACTGGTTCACCCAAATCAACTTCGTCGTAAATTCCCGCCGCCATTGCAGCACGAAGTTGATTGCCCGTCATCCGAACAACATGGGTGTAGCGAGTTGCATCCTCCAGTGTCTTGGTGTTGTACGGCACAATGAAGTCATCACAATGCACCCACCGGCTCAACACACGCTCTGTTGCAGTGCAGTAATACTGCTTGTCAAATTCGCTGCCGGTAAAAGGCAGGAGAAACATCATCTGGTCGCGTTCGTCGTAATACGACCGGTCTTCAATCGTCAACTGGTAGTTCATATACCGCTCGACGCGGCTTGCCTGCGCCTGCACAACCTCGTCACTCAACCCTTCGATAAACGATTTTACCGGGCCGCCGGGGGGCAGCAACTCCGTCATCGCACGGGCCTGAAACTGTGTTGCCGCTTCCAGCAGGAGGGGGTGTGTAACTTTTGCAATCCCGGTGTCCGCATCCGAGTCGGGGTCGTACACACCAAGACGCTGCAACCCTTCTTTCAGTTTTTCATACCAATCCGAACGACTATCAATGTCGTTTTTGACCATCTCCAGCACACTGGTGCCAATATCTTCAAGGTCATCTTCCTCCATGCAGCACGCAAGGTTGTCATTAAACGCTGCATTCTGGATTTCCGTTGCCTCCGCATCTTCCTCCGTGCCGCTCTCGGTTACATCGCCCGTCTCGGGGTCAACAGTAAACGCCTCCATCTCATCAATCGGCATAACACCGAAGTTAATTTCTATTTCACCGGGCGTCAGCGAAATATCTTCAAGTGCGCCGGGTTGTACCTTCAGCATTCCAATTGATTTAGCCATGTCTTTCTCCTATGCGCATCCGGGTGCCGGTGCGCCGTACAGCGTAACTTCTCTGGGGGGTAACGGCAAATCTTTCATTTGCGTCGTCTTCTGGGGCATCCTTGTCAAAGCGCCGATCTGACCGGGCATCCAAATGAAACGTTTTACGCAGCCAAATCAAGGCGTGTGCCACGCTGTCAGCCAAGTCGTCATGCGGCCCGTTCGGAAACACCGCGCAATGGTCTACCACCGCATTAGCCCAACGCGTGTCAAAATAATATACGTTCCCGGCCTCAAGGGGTACTGATGCCGTATCCATGCGGCTTTCCTTGGAACCTCTCGCCTGACTCGCCGTTATCGGCACACCGCGTTTTCTCAGTTCTTGGATTAAGCTGTGACCAGAGGCTTTCTTCTCCACGATCACGCGATCCGGCTTGTACTGTTGGTACGACTCCCACGCGTTTTGCCGCAAGTCGGGGAAGTTAAGGCGCTTCTCCATTGCTTCCAGCAAGATTGCGCAATATTGGTTCGTCTTTTCATACTTGAATACCCCCCACGTCGTCCGTGCCGAGAAGTCGTTTCGCTCGGATTCTTCAAACGCGGTGTCGTAGGACTGAATGACAAACTCCACTTTCGGCGGCTCACCTTCCCACACCTGCCACCACTTCCTCAACAGTATCGAACCTTCTTCTTCCGTGGGACTTTGTCGGTACAGGGACGCCTGCGCCTTCCTGCTGATCTGGTTGATCGTGCGGTTGATTTCCACCAACGGCCACCGCTGCGGCGCAAAGCTGTCACCTTCCCTGTACCTGCACGGCACCTTAATCGCGGGGTGGTTTGCGTATTCATTCAACATATCCGCACCCTCTTCATCCAAAATTGCGGGGATTTTAAGCAGCGTCCACTTATCCGCCCCCTCGTCTTTCCTCTCTTCCTCCAACAACCGCCCGGTAAGATCATCGGTGCGCCAACGGGTCTGCGTCACCACCACAGCGTTCCTGTCGGGCTGACGCCTTGTATAGAACCCCGCGCCGTACCACTCAAACGCATTATCGTGCGCAGTTTTTGAAAACGCGTCCTGCTCGGACGTTGGGTCATCAATGATGCCGAGGTTCCACCCCTTACCCGCCACACCACCACCCAACCCCGCCGCGTTGTACTCACCCCCCACCGCCGTCGCCCACTGCGCACTGGCCTTACTGTCTTTTGCCAACCGAGTGCCGGGGAACATTTCCTGATAGGTCGGGTCTGCCAACGAGTTGCGGATTTTCCTACCAAACTTCTCCACCAGCCCCAGCGCATAACTTGTGTGCAGGATTTTGTCCGTTGGAAAATGCCCAATCCACCACGCAGGCAGCGCCTCGGATGTCATCACGCTTTTCCCGGTTCGCGGGGGCATGTTAATCATCAGCCGGTCAATTTCACCCGCCAACAGCTTCTCAAAATAGTCAGCGATCATGACGTGCACCGCTTCCACAATAAACCAAGGCCACAACGCCTGCACGTAGTCGATGAATTTCTCACCCTTGGCCCGTACTGCCTTCCTTCGCAGGTACTCCTTTATCAATACCACTTCCTTCGGCGCAAATGCCGAGAAATCAAAGTCGGATTCCACTAAACTCAAGTCAACCCACCCAATACCACGAACTTGTTACCGGACAACGCCCACCGCGACGGCGAGTTCAACAGTCCTACCGGCAGCATCATGAAACTCGTCACCCGGTGGTTCACCCACAGCCACTCGACAAACTCTGGCATTACGTGGTCGTCCTGCACAAACAACATCAGCGGCAAGTCGTTTTTCTCCCGCAGCAACTTTGTTGCCTCCAGATACGACGCTTCGTTCAACACATCCTGTACACGAAATTCCAATACCTTGGGCCTACGGGCCATTCCAAATTGTTCAACGATCATTTTTCGTTCTCCACAGTGATTGTTTTTATCGCGTCTGGGCGTTTGCGGCTGATGATTTTCATAACGTTGATTTCCAACTCCTGATCAGGCATCTCCTGCAGCTTTCGCAACGCCTCCGCACTGAACACATCCGCACCGGGTTGCTGCGTTGACGGCGCACTCTCCAACGCCCCCCACTTTACCGTTGATTTGACGATATCTGCACGCACAGCCGCCGGGGTTAACGGCGAATTTGCCATCCCCCACAACACTTCCAGATACGCCTCAGCCTGCGCCGCCGCTTTTCGCCTGAATGAGAATCCTTCCTGCCTTGTGGAGGCCACCATCTCGTCGTATTCCAGACGGAACGCGGGGTTAACAAAGATGCGCTTCGCTTCAACGGGCGTCAGGTTGTAGGAACTGAGGATTTCAGGGAGGGGGGCCGTCTGTAACGCCAAATCCAGTGCCAATCCACGCGGATAGGGGGCCGTTTTGCTCGGATCAGG